CTTATCCAGCGCCATCTGCTGCCCTTTCCGATTCAACCAACAGCGGCACAATACGCTGTCAATGGTTTTCTGTCACGCCCCATGAACTTATATGTCAAGCCCACCCCTATGGGGCGGCAATCTCCACTCGCTGACCATCTTTCCATTCCCAGCCGGGAACTCCCCAGCCAGGGCGCCAAGGCATTGTAACACTACGGTCATTGGGTCTGTTGGGGCTGCTGTAGTAGGTCTGATTCCACATTCGGGGGCTGACGCGAGGATCAGGCGGCATCACAAACACCCCGCCCACCTCCGTCACCTGTCCGTGCAGCACCAGCGAGTCCTTGCCGACTCGATTATCCAGAGGCGCTCCCGTGGCGTCATCCACAAGCTCTGTCCACCGCTTGCGCATGTCCCGCAACTCGCGCCCCACCATCTCAAGGCTGTCCGCGTGGGCTGCGTTGTACGCCTTGGCGGCCTCCGTCACAATGATCCGCTCGCCCTGCCACCAAGACTCGTCAACCTCTTGACGGAGCCGGTCGATGGCCGCGCCCACCGTGTCGCCCACGGCAAGGCTGATGGACATGCGCTCCCGCGCCCCGCCGGCCAGCCTCTCACCAAGGCGCCGGAAGGTCGTGCGACTGGCGTCCTCCAGCAAGGGGCGGCGCCGGTCCACAATGCCCCGCCTCACCGTCTCCTCTGTCAGTGGAAGAGATAGGTCGCCACCCCCGAGTTCTGACTCCAACTGGGTGATCGCACGATCCGTCTCGTCCACCCCCTCCAATGCAGCATGCTCCAGCGCCGGCTGCCACTGTGAGTGCAGTCGCAGGGCAATAACGCGCTGGGCTGCGTTGACCTCTACAAGCAGTTGCTGCGCCTGCAACGGAGACAGTACGTCGCCCTGCACGTCCACAGCCATCCGACGCAGCCGCTTCTCAAGGTCGTCCTGCGCCTTGTCGTAGTAGCGCTTCAACGCCAAGACGCCGCGCCGGTCCAGCAGCCGATCCAAAGTGGCCCGCTGCCGCCGCAGCGTCAGCAGATAGGCGCGGGCGGGGTCTTTGGGGCGGCTGGCCATAAAGGCCTCCAGAGCGTCTGGGAGAGGTTGGGGTAGGTACAGACTAGGGCGCGGGGGCGTTTTAGCCTCCTAGACCCCTTAGCGGCCGTTTATCGGCCATCGGCGGCGCAGCCGCGTATCGGCCAAGCAACGAAAGGGCGCCATTCCCGTATCAGAGTCAGGGTGAGTGGGGCGGGGGAGCAGGATCACTTCTCAGCCCTTCCTGTGAAGTTAAATAGAAACCCCGGTGAAACCGGGGGCTTTTACGAAGAGCCGAAGGCTCTGAGATAAAAGCTAGTATTTGGTTCTTATAGGCCCCTACCTTTGATTATTCACCAGCCGCTTTTTGTGAGGGCGCCCTTCACTTTCTGACTCTGCTACGGGGTTGCGCCCCTCTACACTCAGACTTGCACTGGGAGTGTGGGCACCCGGACGTTTGATTATTGATCCGGCGCCTCTGTTCCGTCGGCCCGTGCCTGCTCATGGATGGCGTCGTGGCAGCTGTGGCAGATGGTGGCGAGGTTGCGCGGATCGGTGCGGCCGGCGACCTTGTGCAGCCGTCGGAGGTAGGGGCTGGCCAGCACATCGGCCTTGTGATGGATGGTCAGGTCGTCCTTGGTGCCACACTTGTGACAGTGCCAGCCATCCCTGCGGAAGATGCCCAGCACAACGGAAGATGGCAGCCCGCCTTGGCCCTGTGAGTGCAAGGTGGCGCCATGCTTCTCGGCCTCTCCCTGCATGCGCGCCAGAGCCTTGTCCTCTTCAGCGGAGGGCTTGGGCTGCGGCTTGCGCCGATAGCTCATGTAGCGGGCTGCCAGATCTCCCATGGCTAGTCTCCGTACCCGACTCGGATGTTGTCCTTCTTTCCCTCGTCGATCTCAACCACAGCCCAGCTAGGCGCGCCTCGGGCAGCCTCCAGCCGCGCCTCGGTCTTGCACCCGTCGCAGGCAGCGATATCGGCAGCCTTGATGTATTCCTTGCCCTTGTCGTCTCCTGCGCTCTCTTTGAACCGAATGGTCGGGAGCCGGTTGGAGCCGTCAGGGTTGGTGGCCATGATGGCAGCGCAGAGATTAGGGGCGCGCTTCAGCGCTTCATCCACCGGCATGAACACGCGAATGCGAATGGCCCCAGGGCGTCCGCACTTGGCACACGCCTTGCCGATGCCCCACTTGCGATGAGCCTCTTGGGGGGTCATGCGCCCGCCCATGAACTTCTGACGGTGCAGAACCTCCTGCCGTGCCTCTGCTGCCGCTTGGGCGGGGGAGATAATCAAAGAGCTGGGCTTGGATTCATCACTCATGCGGACTCCTCGGCGCGAGCGGAAGGTGCGCCATAGATCATTGCGATCTCAGGCCATTGTATACGATCAGCCCCGTCGCCAAATGCTAATGAGCGGTCATCTATGAACAGGTCAGCCAGCGGCTTTCCCTGCATACCGTCGTCAATAGCGTCAAAGACATTGGGCAGGTACTGCTGGCAGAACTCCAGCATCTGCTTGTAGCGCGCCCGGTAGATCTCAAGGCCAGCCGTCCACGCAGGCTGATTGGATCTCTTGACTCCGGCCCTGACAAGCGGATCCCACTCAGGCGTATACAGCAAAGACCTGTTTGACCTTGCCGAGTACAGCAGCAGCGTATGCCCTGCCCGCTTGAGGGCGTGCAGCCCGTCTCTCGCTCCGGGCATGAAGGTCAGCGGCGTGGTCGTGTCAGAAAAGGAGCGCCCTTTTGCTGACACGATCACCCCGTCAAAGTCGACTGCAATCAGCATTACTCTGACTCACTGCGGCGGGTGGCGTCCTCGGGCGGAAGAGGAGGAATCAACTTGGCCGACTCTGTGGATTGCGTCAGCTTGCTCTCGCCCCACTCAGAGCCACTCAGCCCCTGCATCAGCTGGTCGTCCAGTGCGTCCTTGGTGGCCTGCTGCTCCTGCTGGATCTTGCGAGCCATGGCTCGCGCATCTTCCACAAGGAAGTACGGAGCAGTGAAGCTGACTGCATGCTCATGATCCAGCAACCCACCCAGCCTTGCCGTTGTGGCTGACTGCACCGCCTTGAACGCCTCATCCAGTGACGGATTGAAGTACGGACCCCAGTTCAGGTTAATCATGGTGTCCGCATCTTCCGGCAGCACCCGAGGCTCCCGAACCACGGACAGGTCGTCCTTGGTCACAATACGAGCAGGCATCTTCACTACCTGCCGAATGATGCCACCCTCAACCGCGCGGGGCTTCTCAACCATCCGAATGGCCTTGACCATCATCTCCAGCAGCGGCTTAACGCACCGCTCTCCGTACTGCTCACGCAGCACATCAGCCTTCGCCAGCATGGAAGCGTAAAGGCGCTCAATCTCGGTCGCAGTCCTGCGGCTGGATGCGCCACCTGGCTGATCCAGCACGCACTGCGCCACCTCCAGCACCATCTCCCGAAGGCTCTGTACCATGGTCAGCGCAGCCGTGATCCCCTGTCCGCTGATCTCCATGTAGTCGGCACTGGACCCCTGCGGCAGCTTCAGGGCGTTCTTGCTGCCCTTGCGCACGCTATCCAGCTCCGCGTCGGTAATGATCTTCAGCGTGGGATCGCAGCTTGCCAGGATGCCCTGATTGGCCTGCGAGAGCAGCGCGTCGATCTGCTCGCACATGTCATCCACGCCAAGGCAGTCAGGATCGCCGTCAATGTCGTCCTGCACCGGCATGTTCTGCACCCACACCACCGGGCAGAACCCAAAGCCATGCACCACCTCCCGCTCGACCTCCCACTGCGGCTCGTCCCCCTCATCCACAGGGATCGCCTTGAACAGAACGTCCCGCTCCGTGTCAATGATCCGCCTGTACCAGTAGGGACGCTGCACCCACCGCTGCGTCTCCGGGTCCAACTCGTCCACCGGAAACATGTACCGCTTTTCAATAGCGGCCAACTTGAGCGCGTACCGATCCTCAAAGATCGGCATGCACCAGCGCGGATCGTGAACCTCCACCACCGGCTTGCCATCCACAAACTGGAAGCCAACCGCCGTGGTTCCCATAGACCCGCCATAGGTCCGCGCCATAATCATGGCAGGCCACAGCCGAGCCACCTCTGCCAGCGTGCGGATGTAGTCCTCGCTAACGCTGTCGCCCTCCACCCGAATGACCGGATGCTTGCGGTCGCTGAACAGCAGACCCGTAAAGCGGTCCACAATCACCTTGCGCAGATGATAGGGCACAGAGGGCCGGCGGAACTTGATGGGGAAGTTGGCACCCGCATCGTAATAGCCAGGGGGCAGGTAGCCAGCAGATGCAATCGCCTCTGCCTCAATCCCGTCCTTGCGCGGAGAGCCGTCCCAATCAACCTGCCGAGATGAATACTGCTGACCTCTATAGGAGGCCCACAGCCGATTCATCTCCTGCTGCCTCGGACTCAGGCCGAGCCGCGCCACCCGCCCCATGACATCAGGAGCCAAGGCGTTCTGCATCTGCCTTGCTGCATAAGGCTCAAACCGCGTTCCGCTGCTCATTCATCGCTCCTCATGCTGCCAAGCACAACCAACGACTGCTCAAGGCTGCGCAGAGCCATCTGTGCCGCCCCTTGCGCATCCTCAACGCCATCCTCACCGCTGATCAGCAAGGCGCACTCAGCCCCCCGAGTTGCCGCTGACGCATCTCGCAACAGGCCCGCCGCCACATTCAGCGGCTTGACTGCCTCAAGTTCTTGCCGCTTCAGCGCAAGATCATGGGCCAGCGCCTGCCTCAAATCCTCTTCCGTCATCATCTACATCTCCCGTTACCGCCAAAGCCGTGCTCCACTCCTCCTAAAGAGGAACGCATGGCCCCAGGTGCCGCACAAGCAGCGGCGCACGGGTCGCATAAACCAACACGCTGCTGTCGTCCACCCCGCTCACCGCTCATCACGGTGGCAACCCCCCAGCGACGAGCCTCCCGCACAGAGCAACGATCACAGGGATAGGTCAATGGACCAGAATCAACAGGCGGCTCCACATGAGGAACCTTATGCGGACGGGGCATTCTCTAGTCCTAGCGGCGCATTGTCGGGAAGTACCCAACCTCTGCCTTGATATTGCCCTGTCGGGCTGCTTCTCTAGCCATCCAGCAGCTCATCAACCTATCACCAGTATGAGCCTTGGGATCATAGTACAGCATTTCATTGATTAGTGCCTCCACCTCGCTGTGCATCTTTCCGTCCCTGTTGGGAATGATCCACTTCCCTGCAGCCATCTCAGCAGCCAGAGACTCAATGCCAAACTCAGGATGTACCTTGTTGCGGCCCGTTGTGAATGGCTTTACCGGAATAGCGGCGGTTGACCTAATGAACTGAAGAATGAAGTCCTGTGCATTATGAACAATGAACTCCTCAACCGTGTACGAGTGATCCTCTTCAACAGTCAAGTTGAACACAGGGCCGTTGTACTCACTGTACGGCGCACTCTCAATGTCAGGAACCTTTGACCATCCGTGCGCGCCCTCGTACACAAGTCGTACATTGGACGAGTGCAGCGCCTCGCGCGTGTCCTCTGCGAACCATCGCGCCCACCGCACCGCCTCCTCCGCGCTGGTCATGTATCTGCGCAGCTTGCGCGAGTCGTCACGGGACAGGTTCAGGCTGTAGCCGCCATTGGAGCGGATCTGCCGTCCTGCGATCTTGCTCGTCTTCGGCGCAATAGCGGCCAGCGCGGAGGTGATGCCTGCCTCGTTCAGCGTTGCCCGTACAAAGAGCATCCAGTTGCGAGAGCAGGACGATCCACTAATCAGCCAACTAGGCCACTTGGAGTTCTTGTTGTTCTGCTTGGCGCATCCATCTCCCAGCAGCCAACCCCGAACCAGCGCCAGCCGCAACTCCAACGGCCAGCCCAGCCATTCCAAGGGCAAGCACTTGTTCACTCCCGTGCCAACATGAAGTGCCTGCGCCAACTGCGTATTGCTCATCACCAGGCGCAGTGTATTTGCCTGATCGTGCCGCCGCTTAATGCTTCCGCTGCACACCTTCGGCATGACCCTCTCAACAAGATCAGCCAAATAGCCCTCAGACTCATGCAGCGTCCAGAACACCTGGCCCTTGGTTGAGTGCCCTTCTGCCATGTAGAGGCCAAGCACCAGAGCCAACTCCTCAGTGATCGGAACCTCGTAGGCTGCCTTATTGGCAGTCGCCGGGAGCTTCAGCACCGGCTCACACGCATCCCACTTAGGCAGCGCAATAGCCGCATAGGCCGACTCATCCCGAAACCCGTAAGACACCCACTGCGCCTCACCCATGGGACGGTAGTGTCCACCGTCCCGACCGGGCGTGCGTCCAGCAGGTCGCATGTAGAACCAGTGGTTAGGCGTGGCAGTCACCGGCAGCACTCCCTGCGCCTGTGCTGTCACCATGGTCTTGGAATGACCCTGATGCACCTCAGTTACCGGACGCCATCGACCCTCATGCGTCCAAACCAGATCCCCAACCTGCATCTGCTCAATCGGTTTGTACCCTTGCTTTGTGAGAACCCTAGTCCCCGGAGCAAAGCAGGCGTTATTTTCAACAAAGAATATTCCCTGATACCGATGGTGCAGTTCCTTGATCTTGTCCACGATCTTGGGGCCGGTGAGACGAGCCGACTCGATGTTCAGCAGCTCCCGGTCCCCGTTGGGGTACACCAGAATGGTGGTGAACGCTGTCAGGTCCGCGCTGGAGTGCTGCTGCACCGCCAAGTCAACCCCTGTGTAGATGGCGCACCCAGCAGGGGGCTGTGCCAATGCGTGCTGTAGGCTCCGTCCGTTCCCTCGCATCAGGCACAGATCAATCCACTCCTTCTGGAACCGGCTCTCCGCGTCATCTCGAGCCTGACAAAGCATCTGCCGTGAGAACTCAAGTGGGCCAAGCTCCTCCCTCTTGCGGCTAATGCGCTCCAGCGACCATCGCTCAGGCCAAGACAACTCTCCTGTCTCTGAGATCACAGGGAAGCGTACTGTGTGCCAGAGGGTGTTCTTCTCAATCCGGTGCAGGAAGTCATCTCTATGATAGGCGTTGCCCACCGAGATCACCCGCGCTCCATCAGTCAAGCGGCCAAACAACGCCGAATGCACCCAGTTCCACAGATCCTCGCGCCCCGCAGGGGTTCGCGCGTTCTCGTAGTCCAGGATGTCGTCCAGAATCAGCAGATCGATACGCGCACCCGTGATGGCGCCATGCACGCCAGTCGACTGCACCGAGGGATCCTTGGGATGCCCCTTGCGCTCCACCGCCAACTGCGTCAGCGTCCAAGGGCCAGAGGGGCTGGGCTTGAGATTGGGAAAGATCTCATGCACCTCATCTGATCGCTCGATGTAGCTGGCAATGGACTTCAATAGCTTCTGTGCCTGCATCATCGTGTTCGACACGATCACGCAGCGCGTGTTGGGGTTCTTGCCCAACTCAAACAACACGCGACCCACACTCAGCGTTTGGCTCTTGGCAGCCTCAACGTGCGATATAATGTTGAGGTGATCGTACTTGTCGGCTAGCTGATGCCACTTGCGGTGCATGGGAGCCAACCGGATCGGCTTTCCGGTCAACTCGTCCTTCAGCACCATGGCGTTGAACGCAGCCCCATTGGTCCGCGCCAACTCAATCATGTGCGACCGCGTGGTCTTCAACATCGCCAGCTTGTCCGCATGCGGACTTTCCCTGGGGATGTCTCCCAACCCAATGATCTTGGGCTTTCTGCTCACATCTCTCTCCATCCCCACCATTTTGTGGCCTTTTCCCAAAAACTTTTCCCGTAATTTTCCGACCCTTTGCCCATCCCCCATTTTCCCCTATGGGCAAAGCCCCCCCCCCACCATCAAGCAGCCCCTTCGGCCCCCTGCTCTCCCTCCGAGAGCTTATTGCTTAGGACCTTGAGGGCTGGAGTGTTCACCAACTCCTCGGCTTCCAAGGCCGCCTCTGCCAGCTCTGCTGCCAGCCGCTTGGCCTCTGCCGGATCAAACGGCTCTGCAACCACCGCCTTCTCGATGTTAATCAAGGCATCCGAGGAGTTTCTGGAGCGGCCCACATCAAACACCTTGGCTCCCTGCTGCGTTGCCTCATTGGCCGTCACCGCCACCGACTTCGTGAACGCCGCAATCCGCTCCAGCAGATTCATTGCCTGCACCGCTGACAACTCGTTCCGCGCCAAGTCCTTCTCTATCATCAACAACAACTGAGGCGCCAAGTTCCCCAACTCCTGCACCGTCGGCTGCAACCGATGCACCGCCACCAGAGTTGCTGTCGCTGTAGCACTCGCTGCCCTCAAGTACCTGTTCGTCCTCTCGTACTCCTCCAGAGCCTGCGACCTCACGTCCTTCCTCACCGAAGACGCGAACTCCTCCATCTCCACCCGAAGAACCTCTGACTTCGCCTTAGCCAGAGCCTCCTTCTCTCCCCTCTCCTTCTCCATCATCCCCTGAATGGGTTCCAACCCCCTCTCAGGATAGCCATCAAACCACGCCTTCTTCGCTGTCGCCTTGTCGCACTGCGCTGTCCGTGACGCATGCCTCCAATTCGCCGGCTGCTCCCGGAACGCAATCACCAACATCTTCCACTTCTCTAACGCCAACCTCATCCCTTATCCCTCCTAAGCCCCCCATCTCACCACTTCTAACCACCCCATATAGCACCAAACAGTTCCCTTCGGCTCCAATCCTAGCCCATTACCCCCACCCCAATGCCCCTTTTCGTACATATTCCAACCAATCCCGCGTCACCTGTCTCTTTTCCCTACGCATCCCCTTTTTGAGGCCGAGACACCCCCGCCACCTCCCCTTCCCTACCCCTCCCTCACTCTCCTTCCCAATCACTCCCGCCCAGGAACTCCATACACAGCATGACGCGAAACCACCTATTTACAGGCCAAATCCTAAAACTTTGCGCGCATATATACCGGGGGACCACACCATCACCGCACCCCCCTGGGGGGGTGTCCCCCCTCCCCCCACCCCCGGTCACCTAGAGGGAGGGAGCCGGGGAGCTAGGGCGCCCATAGGAGCCGCTCGAGAGAGTTTGGAGCGAGCAAACTAAGGGGAACGGACAGAGAGAGGATCTAGCGATTAGCCCTCCTGTCTCCTACCCTCCCGCCTCTCCCTCCTACTCTCTCTCCGGTCTAGTCCCCTGCCTGCATCCTACCGCCCGTGCTCGCTGGCGCTCGCTCGTGCGCTCCCTCCCTCCTACTATCTAGTCCCTACTCTCTCCCTCCGTACTCTGGACTCCCTCCTAGTCTGTACCGCTCCCTCCCTCCTGTACTCCATACAGACTCCCTCCATCCCTCCTACCTAGTAGGTGCGGGATCGGACCGGAACGTATACGGGGCAAGGCTGGTGCGGATGGCTGGTGGATGGCTGGTGCGGTACATAAGCGCCACGGCGGACCGGAGCGGACCTCCTCATAGCATCCGCCACCTTGCGCGCTGAAGAGACTGCAAGAGGCGCATCCAGACTGGCTGCTAGACTGCCGCCGCCCCGTCTCCGAAGGCTGTCAAGCTCTAGCGTTCAATCTCTCAAAAGACTGTAGAACAAGCGATTCCGCACCTTAGCGCGGTGCGCCATAAAAAAGATTCCTACAGACTCTTGACGGGCGTGACGATCATGCATAAGGTTCACCCATCACCGCACGACAGAGCGCCAGACGGCGCAACGGAGTCCAGAATGACCGCCACCTTCCGCACCCTGACCGACTACCGCGCCGCCCTCTACGCTGGGCAGACGGACGCCCTGCCGCTGTTCGATGCTTGCGTCGACGCGGTCATTGCATGGCGGCACGCGGAGCATATGGAGTCGCTGCGTCTATCTGGCGCCCGTCTGTCTCTGATGGCGCTGGACATTGCTGATCAGGTGGACGCGCGCTGGAATGACCTGATGGCGGCGCTGGTGGCTGCCGGGCTGGACACCTCCGATACCGACGCGAACATCCCCAGCGACATCGACTGCTAGGCTCTACCCTGCCACCCACTAGAGCGCCAGAAGGCGCCGGAGAGACAGAATGACCAACCTGACTGACATGATAGCTAAGGCGCGGCGCACGGGCGTTGACTGTGCATCCATGTCCTTCTACCCAGAGCTTGACGAAGTGGAGACGGTGCAGTCTCTGGCGCTGGGCATCCGGGAGTGGATGGCGGACGAAACCGGCATGGACCCCAACACGCTGGACTTTGACGCCGTCTGCATGGCTTGGGCGGAGTCCTATCACTTCCGCACTGTGGAGATGGCGGCGGAGTACGCCGCCGCCCGCCCCTCCGACGACTAGATCCCTCCCTCCCTACTACCCCTCCCGAAAGGAACCGCCCTATGATCCGCTCCGCCCTCCGCACCTTCTGCACTGTTCACCTGCCCCACATTCTGTTCGCGTCCGCTGTCGTCGGCGCTCTGGTAGCCGCCGCCCTCTACCGTCTCGATCACTGACACGGCGCGCCATGCGCATCGCTTGACACTCTCGCGCATCCTAAGATAGAAACCAGAAAGCAAGGCAAGGCAACCCAAGAGCGCCGATCGGCGCCAGAAAGGCAAGGCACCATGCGAACCATCCTCGCACTCGCCCTTAGCGTCATCACCCTGCCCGCGATCGCCGCTCCGAGCGTCTGCCCTGCTACCCTCCCGTTCCCGCTTCCGTCCGCGGAGATGTCGGCCGACTGGGGCGATGCCGACTATCTTTGGTGGCTGGAGATGCAGACGGAGGCGCACTGCGCGGCGGTGGGCGAGTCGGCCGCTTCCTGCCAGTGTGCGCGCGCCGCCCTTGCCGAGGAGCTTGCGGCAGAGTAGCTCGGACAATCTATCAGCGGCCGTCCTAGTGGCGACCGCTGGCTAGGTTGCCCGACACTACCGCCGGAACCTAACAGCGCCTGATGGCGCACCGGAGTCTGTCATGGCTGTTTATCTCTCCGCAGGTAACACTAAGCTCGAAAAGACTGGCAAGGCCAGCGGGCGCAAGATTGTTGCGTTCAACATCCCCGCGCAGTTTGACTTTGTCGACGCGCACGGCGTCAAGCAAAACACCTGCCCGGGGCGCGGCGCATGTGGCGGCGTCTGTTACGCGACGCAGGGTCGTTTCCTGATGCCTAACGTGATGAGGCCGCGCCTTGCTAACTTGGAGGCCGCGCAATCTGCCACCTTTGTTGACGATGTCATCGCCGCCCTTGACGCGTCCGGGGCTGACACAGTGCGCATCCATGACAGCGGCGACTTTTTCTCTCAGGAGTATCTTGACGCGTGGAAGGCTATTGCGCGCCGCCGTCGTGATGTCACGTTCTACGCGTACACTAAGAGTCTGCACCTTAGCTTTCGAGGCCGCTCTTCCAACCTTCGGATCATCCAGTCCGAGGGCGGCCGTTACGACTCCAAAATCGACAAGCGCCGCCCGCATGCGCGTATCTTTTCGACGGACTACCAGCGGCGGAAGGCCGGGTATGTCGACGGCGGACAGACTGACCGCGCTGCTATCAACGGGCTGGTGCAGATCGGGTTGGTTTATCACGGCACGCGTAACCTGACAGAAAACCAGCGCGAGTACTTCGGAGCTTGATCCGCCTGCCTCCCTTCCCTTTTGAGCGCCTATGGGCGCATCGGAGTCTGTCATGTCGGTTTCCCCTTGGTCGACCGGCGGCTTTAGCTGCCCTCCCTTCAATAAGCGCGACCCCCGCACCGCCTCCGACGTGGCACGGTTCGACGTCGACGGCGCGATGGTGTTTGTCGACTCACTCGCGAACGTCGACATCTATGATCCGATCACTGACGGACAATGCAACGGCTTTTTCGACGGGCGCTCCGTCGTCGTCACGTCACGGCAGGGTGGCAAGGTTCCGGCGGCCACCGTGCGCGCGGCTGGTGAGGCTCTTGCGGCTCAGTTTGACGCCACGCTGGCGCCCGGCCGTTGCCTTATCGCTCGTTTTTCTGCTTAACAGCGCCTGATGGCGCCGAGGTTCTTATCATGTCCGTCCCTTCATCCGAGCCATCTAGCAGCGGCGTCGGCCCGTTGCGGATTGCCCTTATCGGCGTCGCGTTGTTCCTTTTCTTTGTGTGGCTCTTGGGTAAGCTGGTTTTCCTGGTGCTGGCATGGCTTGCGTTTTCGAGTATCGGCGCCATCTCCGCCGCCGAGTCTAAGCGGATGCGCCGCTCGCAGCGGCACTAAGCAGCCGCCCGCTTTCGCTTGTTCCTTTCCCATAGCAGCGCCGGATGGCGCCGAGGTTCCTTCCATGAATACTGACGTTTTCAACATGTGCGAGTCGATCGCTCGCCGCATGGCGGCTTCCTTTTCCCGGTCGGCGGCTTTCATCGGAGCGGCTGAGCTGCGGCAGGAAGCATGGCTCCGCATGCTAGAGGCCGCCGAAGTCTACGACGGCCCCTCCGACAAGCTGGGCGACTACCTGGCAGTCTCTGCCCGTCGCGCCCTTCGTCGGATGGTTTTTCGGATGCGTGTTCCTGTCACGGTCGACGGCATTCTGGCTTATCGGCAGGGCCGCGCAGATGAGGCCACGGCTCTCACGCATTCACGCACCGACTCCGAGGCTCTCGCCCCGGTTGCCAGCAACGTGACATCACCCGAGGCCACCGTGGCCGACCGTGAAGCCCAGCGGCGCCTTGCCCAGCTTGCGGCAGAGATGCTGGCAAACCAGCGCGAAGGTGAAGCCGTTGCGGCTGTCCTATGGGGCGACCTTGAGAGTGCCGAAGCGGCTGCCGCTTTCGACCTTCCGGTGGTCACTGTCTACCGTGCCACCCGTGAGGCTAAGCGCAAACTCGCCCGCTGCCCCCGTCTGTCGGAGGTGCTGTGATGCGTATCGAGGTGGATTGCGCGGTCGCCAAGGTCGTCGACTCCACTCCCGAGGAGCGTATCTGGCTACGTTCGTACCTCACCTGGCATGATCCGCAGGCCCGCTTTTCCAACGGCAATCCCGTTGTCGACTTGTTTTCGGACTTCGATAGCACCTTTCCTGCCGGGTTCGCTGGCAAGGTCAAGAAAGCGGCTGCCACCCGCACGCACCTTTCGGGACGGCTCGATCCGTTCCACGTTGAGTTGATCGATGTCCGCAAGCCGCCGCCGCCCCGTGCCGATGTCGACTTGTCATTCCTTCGCGACTATCAACGGGCGGCAGTGGATGCGGCGTTGACGCGCACCCGTGGCATCATCCAGATGCCGACCGGCGCCGGTAAGAGCGTCTGCGCAACGGGCATTATGGCAAGTGTTCCTGCCGCCCGCTGGCTTGTGCTTGTTCCGCAGGCCGACCTTTTGGAGCAGTTCGCCGGGCATGTTCGCACCCGCTTAGGTGAGGAGCCGGGAATCATCGGAGACGGGCAATGGGCGCCCCAACGCATCACCATCGCCACGTTTCAGACGCTCGCCCGCCGAATGACGAAGGCTAAAGACAAGCGTGCGTATGACTTCATGGCAAGCATCCAAGGCGTCATCGTGGATGAGAGTCACAGCGTGGCGGCTGGCACTTACGGTTTCGTTTTGTCGAAGGCCACCCGTGCCTACTACCGCATCGGCATCAGTGCGACCCCTCTTGAGCGTGGCGACAAAAAGGCTCTTTTCGTCATCGCCCAGCTTGGCGGCGTGATCCATAAAACGACAAGCGCCGAGCTGCGCGCCATGGGGATGCTGGCAGATGCCGAGATAACCATGGTCCGCGTGGAGCAAGGCTCTACCGCTCCGACCTGGCAAGGCGTCTATGGTGAGTGCATCGTCCGCAGCAAGGCACGCAACGCTGTCGTGGTGGAGATGGCCCTACAGGCCCGCAAGCCCGCACTCGTGTTCGTCTCTCAAGTCAAGCAAGGTACCATCCTGCTTCCCATGATCCGAAAGGCCGGGCTACGCGCGGAGCTGGTTTGGGGCGAGGATGACACCGAGGCGAGGCGCAAGGCTCTTGCGGACCTCGTGGCAGGCCGCCTTGATGTCATCGTCTGTTCCTCAGTCTTCCAGCAGGCGATTGACATCCCGACGCTAGAGGCTGTCGTCAACGCGGCAGGCGGCGCCTCAGTGATTCAAGCCCTCCAGAAGATCGGGCGTGGCACCCGTGTCACGGCGGACAAGAAGACGTTCCAAGTGTTCGACATCTACGATGACGGGAACAAGTGGCTTGCCAAGCATTCCCGCACTCGACGTGATGTCTACGAGCGCGAAGGCTACAAGGTCCGCACCATCGAGGCCGCCGATATGGGCGTCACGGTGGCCGATCCTCGCCGTGATGAGCATGGCTTTATCGTCGGGAGTGCCGCACAGACGGCACACCGTCAGGAGCAGCGCGCAGCGGCCCTTAAAGAGCTGGCGGGCATCGACAAGATCCGAGTGGGCAAGCGTGGCAAGATCCTGCGACCGCACACCCTTGTTGGCTACGAGTGCCAGACTTGCGGGGCTTCCATCGGCAACCTGGCGGTGGAGTGTCCTGGCTATCGGCCCGAGGACGTTCCAAACTAGCTTGTGGCAAGGGCTTTTCGAGAAAAGAGACACGGGTGCTTTTTTCTTGCCACTAGGCACCGCCCTTGAACTACTATTCAGACATCAACGCACGACGCAGCGCCCGAGGGCGTAAGGGAGGCCAGATGGCAAAGTTCAACGGACAGGTGAGGCTGGGCGAGTTCAAGAGGGCGGCGGGGCTGGTGGAGATTCACACATCGACCGATGGCGAGTGGCGCACGGCTCTCGCCAAGGCCCGCACCTGGAAGGCTGCCAAGGTGGCCCTTCCTCCCCGTCACCCTATGCTGGCGATCGCTGCCGGTGAGGAGGTCTAACCCATGAGCTACTACACCCGAGAGGACACCCGCGACCCTTACGAGATGGCAGCGGATGATGAGGCCGCGCGCGGCCATGCTGGCCCCGGCACGTTGGAATATGACCTGGTTCGGATCGATGAGGCTACCGGCGCCGAGAGCAAGTTCGACCTTCTGGTCGACTGGTACGTTGAGCCAACCGAGATGGAGGGGCCGTATGTCTCCTCGCAAGGTGGCGTCTTCCTCGAGGCTGTGACCGACAAGGTCACCGGACAGCCGTTCCAGCTGACCGACGCCGAGGAGCAGGAGGTCTTTCGGCACCTTGCCTATCTGGGGCTGCGAGTGCCGGTGGAGCAGTACGGACACGATTGGTGGTGAGCAGAGGGCCGTGGATGCTCTAGGATCGACGATCGTGGCTTGGGTAGTGTAGGACACGGCACCGGCCCCGATCGTCGCTTGTAAGGCAAGGCAACGCTCTTCTTGCGCCTGTTGGCGCTCCGAGGTTCCCCATGAACATCTTCGTACTGCATGACAGCCCGACACTCTCAGCTCAGGCACAGTGCGACAAGCATGTGACCAAGATGGTGCTGGAGACGGCGCAGCTTCTTTGCGGGGCTTTTCCCGATGGCGTGGAGACGCCCTATCGGCGCACCCATCACAACCACCCATGCGCCAAGTGGACGCGATCCAGCCGGGGTAACTTCCTCTGGCTGGCATGGCACGGGCTGGCCCTCGCTGACGAGTTCACGTTTCGGTACGGCAAGGCGCACAAGTCCCGTGCTGTGATCGAGTGGTGCCTTGACCATAGCTGGAAGCTGGAGATGCCCGACGATGGTGTGACCCTGTTCGCCCAAGCCATGCCCGACGAGTACAAGCGCCCGGACGCTGTCGAGGCGTACAGGGCGTACTACCGAGGCGGCAAGGCCGCCATCGCTACTTGGAACCATGGACGACCCGCCCCCGAGTGGTGGGCGGCTTAGAGGAGGCTGACATGTTTGATGCTGGTGTTCTGTGGCACGGGGCCGCACTGGTGATCGCGCAGGGTGTGTTTATCGGAACTCTGGCAGCCATGTTCGTCCAAGGGCTGGTCAGGCTCGCATGGCTTGGAATCAAGGCGCTGTGGAATAAGTACGCAGACCGGATCTACTGAGGTTTCGTTTGCACAAGCGAGCGGCTGGTGGTGGGTTTCGCAAACGGAAACTCGCCACCGGCCATGCGAAAGGGCTTGCATCCTGAGAATGTCAAGCCTAAAGTGCAACCAACGCTGTCCGGCCGTGCAGGGGTGCTGGGCTTGACAGCGGAGCAAGCAGCCAAGCACGATTCGTCTGTCCTGCGAGCGTGCTTGAGAGGGAGTTCGGATAGGAAGCCACTTTGGGTGCTTGGCCCGCTTCTGGTTCCCTATCCGATAGCCCCCCTAAAGCGCTTAACCGGCGCGCCTCCCGTCAGGCGCGCTCGCAGGGCAGATGAAACGACCGCCACCGTGAGCAAGATCGCCCAGATGAAAGATGATCAAGGCCGGTGGGTTATTGCCCGTCGTGCCTTGCCACGTCCGGTTGTCTCTCTGGCTGCGGTGGTGGAGCAGGAGCAGCGCAAGAGCGACCGCGCCCGCGCCGTGGCCATCGTGCCGATCCCCAAGCTGATCAAGAAGCTGGGACCGACCACCTATCGGCTGTGGTGCGTTCTGCTCACTGTCCGAGATGAACACGCACAGGCCCACCCGACCACGCCGGGACTTTCCCGCATGAGCGGTATTGGCGAGGCCCAGGTCGCCAAGAGCCTGCGCCGCCTCCGAGCGTTCAAGCTGGTGGAGGACTACGGCTTCATGTATCGGCCGGTCCCCTGCCGCTGCAACCCCGAGATCGGCTACCACGAGCACGAGGTCTACGTCCGAGATGTCTTCGGCGAGGTGCGCGCCCGTCCGGAGTACCAGCGCCACGACGCACTGGTCCCCCGAGAGACCGCAAAGCTGGTGGAGGAGGCGGCAGGGCATGGCGGCGCCCGCAAGGGCGCAGGCAGGCCCAAGGGCGCGAAGGATTTGGCTCCCCGCAAGCCCTCCAGAAAATCAAAGGTAAGGGCCTATAAGTACCAAGTACCTGTTTGTATTCAGAACCTAAAGGTTCTTCATACAAACGCGGCGTTTCACGCCGCGCCTTGTTTTACTTCACAGGAAGTGCGGGAGAGAGAGATGGGAACCACTCAGAGGGGAGGATGTGAGGGAGCTTCTTGTGAGGAAGTGACTCTGGGAAGCCCTCCCCATCACTCTCAGCCTTGCTTCCCCTCCCCCACTCCAGCCCTTTTGGTGAAGCCGTCCGGCGCCTCTGGGCCAGCCATGGGCGCGTCGGCTCCGCCTCCGGCCCAGCCCGTCGGCCGTGCCGCGCCAGCGGCTCCAGCACTTTCGACAGCCGCGTCAGCGGCCCGCGCTGCTTTGGCAAGCCCGCCCGCTCCGGCGGGCGCGGCGCCGATCCTGCGGGTTGCTGGAGGGCTGGAGGAGGACGGGCTGGAGTTCCTGTGGGATGGCGAGGAGCACGACGAGGTGGAGCTGCGGGGTGGCGCCAGCCGCCCGCAGCGGTTCACGCCCGAGGATGTGCTGGCCGCAACGCGGGTGCTGGACGTGATTGAGACACTCCAGGTTCCGGCTCCCCCCAAGATCGACCTCGCTTCCAGCCCTGATGAGCAGTTGCGGCTGCTGGGGCTGGCTTATCGAGCGGCGCATGAGCGGGTGCTGCGCTCTGACTACTACCGGCCGAGGGGGCGGCAGGAGACGCCCAAGGAGCGCGAGGCGTTGCTGGCTGCTGCGGTGGCTCTGGCTGCCGAGAACATCAGCCCTGCCGCATGGGCGAAGTTCAGCTTTCAGCAGTGGGGCCGGATGAAGAAAGGCGCTCCGAGTGTGAAGTGGGTGTGGTCCTGCAAGCGGATCACAGAGCACGCGCGGTGGTGCCATGACGAGGTTGGAAGTTTAGCGCGCCAAAAGACCGTTCCGGTGAACTCCAACACGGAGTTGATGCGGCGGCTAGGTCAGTTGCAGTCGCAGCTTGGCAAGGGGCGTCCGACTCAGGATGTGGTGGAGTCGGTGATTCCCGAGCAGGATCGGTTGGAGTTGGCAGCGCGGGCGCGTCAGGAGCGCGCCGAGGCTCTTCGCAAGATCAACCAGCAGATCGCCCAAGGCGAGTGGGTGTGGGGTTAGAGATGGCAGATCAGTTGATTCACGCTGTGATGCGGATTCCTCCGACTGACATGCGCTGCGACGCATGCGGCAGCGGTCGGTTCATCTTTCAGGATTCCGGCGACGGCAATTGCAAGTTGGTGGTTGTTTGCGGCGACTGCGCGGACAAGGCGTACAGGCGTCGTGTGCTTATTCAATACGCAGAAGACATCAAGCACGATCCGGAGCTTGCAGCCATCATGCGCGATGCATTGCAGTTTGAGGAGGCTGACCGATGACGAAGTTGACAGCGATTCCAGGTGGTGGCGGCGCGGGTGCGGTGATCTCTCCTGCATCAGAGCCTTATCCCTTCACTCCTGAGTACGAGCGACAGGTGGCAGCCCTCTGCTGTACGAGCAGGGACTTCTACAGCCGTTTGGGAGCGCACCTTGACCCCAAGAGCCTGCACGCTCCCGAGGCCATCAATCTGATCAAGGCGTGCAAGGCCATTGCTGAGGATACAGGCGAGGGTCCAAGCAACGGAACTGCGGCTATTCAGCGGCTGCGGACTTGGCGTGAGGATGGCAAGATCACCTATGAGCAGGTGATGGCAGCTGTTGAGTACCTTGACGCTGCCGAGGACGAGGGGCTGCTTGATCGCGAGGAGGTGATCAAGGAAGTCTCCAAGATCATCAAG